TGTTCACCTCTTTGTCGAACAAGCCAACGCACAATGCACACACCATTCCGACGATTACAATGCACAGCGTAAAGCTGACCATGACCGTCACAACAAATGTCAGCTTTTCTTTCACCGCTTGCCTTCGGCGCCCTTGACCTTCTCGACCGAGCGCATGGCGCCAAGCCCCAACATGCCCATTAGGATCTGCATGGTCAGGTCGCTGTTGATGACCGGAAACTCGCCGGTATAGCCAAACCAGACTTTGGCCGCAAACCGGGCGAACGGCTCGACCAGCGCAGCGTAGGCCAGCCCGGCGCCGCACACCCAGCCGATAGCCGGACGCCACCCCGCCACAAACCAGTTAGTGCTTTTGGCTTCCTCGATGTTGGTTTGGATCTGGAGTTTTGCCAGATCAGTCTCAGCCGCAAGATGGGCGAGATCACCGTTCTGCTGCATCTTGAGCAGCTCCAGCTGCGCCGCCGCTTTAGCCGCAGGATCCGGGAACAGCCGATCAATTAGACCCTTTCCCAGGTCAAATAATCCGGACAGAAGCAGCGGATTCATTTGTCTACCTTGGCCTCTAGCTTCTCAAATATCTTTGCCAGCATCGCTTTTATGTCCCGGATGTCCTCGCGGTATTCAGTCCGAATAACGTATTCTCTTGGCAATTCTTCGCGCAGCTTTGAAAGATCGGTTTTTAGTTCCTTGACCGCCGCCCACAGTTCTCGCGCAAACCAGCCAAGGACGGTAAAACCGCCGCCAAGTAAAGCGTTTATTAGGTGCTGGTTTTCCATCAAGCCTCAACCCATGCTTTTGCATCCTCATCCCATGCATACCGTTTGCCATCGGTCGGCATCGGAACAGGCGCTCCCCACTGGCAGGTTTGCTCATTCAGAACCCACGACGGAAACGGTTGCGGAGCGATAAACGCGTCACGCACCGCATCGTAAGCGTAACCGATACCGGCGTAGTTCTTGCGGATGTTGCCGTGATAGCTTGTCTGCTTCCAGTCACCGCCCAGCAAACGCTCACAGAACGCAGCGCCGATATGCTCAAGCTCAACGCCTTCAGCGTTTGCAGTATCCGCATTGCTAACCACAATCACTTGCGTGACTATGCCGTTTTCTATTTTGGCAAAGTGGCTCAAAATGTAACGCTCCCTAAACCAGTCCATTTATAGACCCGGTATCCACCCGCAACGGTTATTGTCGGAGATCCGGTTGTTGACGCTGCTGCGGGATAGGTGTCGGCATACCGAATAATTACAATGCCTGAACCGCCGGAGCCGCCCGTGTAATGAGTTGCACTTGCGTAAGCGCCGCCGCCGCCGCCGCCACCTAAATTTGTAGTTCCATTTGCCCCAGCGCCACTATTGCTACCATTCCCACCGCCGCCTGAACCTCCTGTACCGGAACTACCACCACCACCACCAGCGACATAATTACCGCCACCGCCACCACCAGCGTAAGTAACCGATGATCCAGATATAGAAGATGAAAGCCCTGAACCTCCATTGCCTGCCACTTGGCTTGCAAAAGTTCCGGTTGAGTCCGCACCTACAGAACCTGCACCACCGCCACCAGCCCCAGCGACTATAGTTGGATTACTAACCCCGCCATTATTTCCTTGACCTGACGTACCTAAAGCGGCGCTTGAAACGGAATTTGAACTACCGCCGCCAGACCCTCCGCTTGCGCCAGCTTGTGTCTCTCCACCCCCGCCGCCACCTACCGCGCCGGTACTACCATTTACCAATGTGCCAATTAAAGAATTACTACCGTTGGTTGCAGTTCCTATAGTTCCACTACCAAGTCCAGCACCACCACCGCCAACGGTTACAGTGTATGGAGTGCCCGCAGAAACACCTACATTACCTGTTAGTAATCCCCCGGCACCGCCTCCGCCGCCAAATCCACCAGTACCACCCCCGCCACCAGCAACAATTAAATAGTCAACCGTTGGCGTTACATTAGTACCCGCGTTTGCCAGAAAAAAGTTTTTAGAGGCAAACATTATGGCGTATACCCTTGAGCAATTGAACCATACCAGTTTGTGCCGTCGGCAATAAAGGTAAGCATATCCATCTTGCCAGCGGTTGCGGTAATCGTCGGCGCACCAGCAGTTCCCCATTTTACGGAAGTAAATGTTGCAGTTCCGTTGCCGGTGGCCGCCGCTTGTTTAAGCAAAAGCACAAAGGATTTACCCGCCGTAGCAGTTGGCATTGTAAAAGTGCAAGCGGTGGAAGCGGTCAATGTTGCGGTTTGTACCGTTCCGTTTGTCAGCGCCAAAGTAGATGAACTTGTTACCGTTCCTATTGCAACCACAGATTCAACGTAATTTGTGACGGTTGGATTGTTAACCGTTGGGCTGGTATCCAGCACCATCTTGCCAGTGCCGGTGACTGCGTTTGTTAGCGTCACGCCGCCGTAAGTGAGCGCAGCCGACATTGTGGTTGCGCCCGTATGCGTAGTCACCCCGGTAACGCCCAGCGTGCCAGACACCCGCAGATTGGTGAAAGCGTTAGGATCAAGCAGTTGGAACTGCGTGCCGTCATACTCTACGAGCGCCACCTGGCCGGTCAGAATGTCGCCCGCGGCCAGGGCTGTCGTGCCCGCCCTTGTAACCGCTTTGGCGCCCACGCCGTCAATATTCAGCGTAACCGCGGTCGTGTTGGTGCCGGCCGCAACGAAAGAGAACTGCTGGCCTGTGGTGTAAGCGGTTAACGTCGGGCTGACGGTGCCGGTGATCGTGTCAGCGCCGGCCGCGGTAATGTAGGTGCTTGTAGACCCCGCTTGCAGCTGACTGAACCGCACCGCGTCCGCTGCCAATGTCGCCGCCGCCAGGTTGGTGATCTTGTAACCACCAAGCGTAATATTGGCTGTTGGCGTGGTCTGCCCGTCCTTAGTCAGCGCAGTCGACAGCCCGGTCGCCAGATCGCTGGTTAGCGCGTTAAAGGCCGTCGAGCTGATGACGGTGCCGGAAACGACGGGCTGACCCGCCGAGTTGATGTTAAATGTGCCACTGCCGTTGTAACTCATAAATGATATACTCCAAAAATGTTCGCTTTAGCCGCAGCCATAAAACCGTTTGTTTTTTTTCTGTTTATTGTGGGCATTCTATTGCCTGTCCGTTTTGGCGTTATTAAATGGATGCCTGAAGGCAAAATAAAAAGAATTCTATTGTTCCGCATAACTCGGTAAAGCGGCGCCGCCAACAATTCCCGCGCCCTCGCGCAATTTCCTTGCAAGCGCCAGCGTTCTTTCAGATACCGGCCCTTGACCTAAATATGCCTGACCTGCCCTGCTTTGCATAACTCTTTGCATTGGCACAGACAGGCCACCCACGCCGCCTTCCAATACCGCGGTAATTGGATTATTCATCATTTTTTGATAAAAACTGCGTTGCGCCGTTCCTGAATTTGGAATCTGCTCTTTAACAAAAGCCTGACCAATTCTAGCAATATCGCCCAAAGTTTGATTGCTGGTGCCGTATGTAAAGCCTTTTTTGTCAACAGACATTAACGCCTGCGCCAGTTTTGCCGGTGATACGTTACCGGCTACCGCATCGGCAGAAGTTGGCGCCGCAGCCTTTTCAACAACCTTCAAAGCCTGCCATTGTTGTCTGGCTGTTTTCCATGCGTCCTTATCAGCCGCCGAAATGGAAGAAGTGGCCGCATCATCAATGCCCGTTTTAAGCGATTTTAAAGCCTGACCCAGTTCACTATTGCCGGAGGCAAACGCATCGTTTGCTTGCTTGCCAAGTGTTGATCTGATTTTCTGATAATCTTTGCCGCTGATGGTTTTCTGCGTTGCAAGATCAAGACCTTTATCAACCGCCTCTCGCACTGCGGGCTTGGTAAATGGATTGATGCCGCTTTCAATGTTTACCAATGAATCAAGAAAATCATCGGCCAGCGTTACTGTGTTTCTGCCAGATAAATCATTAAAAGATTGCCCGATTCTTGTGCGTGCTGCGTTTAGCAATTCCGGTGTTGCTTTGGTGCTAGATTCTCCAATCGTTTCAAGCGCAACCTTATTAAACGCAGATCGTTGCAATTCTTTTGCCAACGCCTGGCGATCCGCGGTTAAAGGCAATTGGTCTAAAACTGATTCAATAATTTTTAACGGTTTTGAGCCTGTTTTGTCTGCTGCCGTTAACGGAATGTTGTAAACATTTTCCGCTTTAGAGGCAAGCGCAGATATTTCTGGCGTAAGCTGTGATTGAACCGGACGGATAACGCGGCCAATTACATTAGCAGCACCCTGCCCCAATGCGCCGCCTAGTGCGCCTGTTCCGATGTTCTGCGTTCTTGATTGTCCAGTTTCGACTGGCTGCGCGGCACCCAACAACCCGCCGCCAATTGTGGCGCCCACCATTGTGTTGGCACCCGGTATCATCATCGTTGGCGCCAGTGCGGCCACATTGCCAACAAGATTGCCGGTCATGCCGGCGCCAGTGTTCATTAACGGTTTATCCAGCCTTGCGGTTTCATCAATGGCAGACTGCGGAACAGCGCCCACGAGCTGCCCAACGCCCTGCCCAATATCGGAAAACGCCTTACCGGCACCAGCTAAGAACCGTTGCCCGGTTCCCATCCCTTCGGTCGGATTAATGCCGGCCGCTGATAGTTGTTCACCAGTAGCACCCTGTTCTGCCAACCGGGCTTGTCTGGCATTGGTGACCTTTGCTTTTAAGATAGGATCATCAGGCTTAATGTTATCTGGAATATTTCTAATAACAATGCCGTCTTTTGTTTCAATCTCGTAAGCCATTAGAAATCTACCTTATATCTACCGGGTTGATTTTCTCTCGCTGGTTGATTTGATTCAGGCGTGTTGGGGTTTAATCTTTCATATTTAGAAAACAATTTTTGCATGGTATCTAAAGCAGAAAGCCTTGTGCTAATTGGCAATCCAGAATTTCCAGCATCGCCAGCCATTTTTTTATAAAGCTCAACGTCTTTATCAGATTGCGGGCCTTCCATGCGGGGAACTTTTGATGTCAATATCCCGGCAACCACTTCAAGGCGTTTTGCTTCGTTTTGACCTCTTGGCGCCACACCGCCAAGATTGCCAAGATAATCGACCAAACTGCCAACCCCGCTTGCGGTCGGTAATGGTTTAGTTCCGGCATTTCCGGTCAACGGATCTGTGCCAGTTAATATTTGTCTAGCTTCGGCAATTGCATCACCAAAACCAGCCATTTTTTGTTCTTTATTTTGTTGTGATTCAATTGCCGCGCCTGCCAATCTTTGGCGTTCTTTTCCAGTCAATTGAACGGCGCCGGCAGCGGTTTGCACAATTTGTCCGTTAGGCCCAACAGCATTAGGCGCAAACGCTGGCGCCGCAGGTTGAGCAGGCCGAGCTGGCGCCATGCCAATGCGAGCAGAACGCTGCATAGTCGGCGCAACGGCAGACGGCACAGGCTGGCCAACAGGCTGACCAGGCTGACCAGGTATTACCGCTGGGGGCGTTTGCACGCCAAAATTAGGAACTGGCGCATTAATAGGCAATCCAGGTTGCCGCGCCGGCCCTTGTCCGGTTTCATAATTTAACTTGGCCACATCTACACCAGCTTGCGTAAGCCTTATACCAAGTGAAGCACGCTGATCTGCCGACAAATTGCCAAACTGATACATATCCATATCGCGTTTTAGCGCAGCGTCAACGGTTCCGGTAGTAAATTGATTCATTGGATCCGCGGGCCCCACTACCTTGCGCTCGCCATTTTTCCCATATAACACCGAAACATAACCAGTTGGGCTTGTGGCATCTTTTTCGTATTGCGGCGTCGTACCAAATTCTTTTTCAGCTGGCGCCGTAAATACAACTTTTCCTTGTTTTTGACTAAAAAGGCTTCCCCCTTTACCAACTTCCGTTAATTTTTCTGGCCCAATCTGAGCCAACAGTTGCGCCATCGCCATTTGTTGCGTTTCCGGCGTTTTAAATTGCCCAATCATTTCAGGGTCAATCTGTCCAGCCCGGCGAGCCGCAACGGCCGGCACAGCAGGCGCGGCAGAAATACCGGGCATCGGTTGTCCCTCATCATCAACAGCAAATGTCGGCGGCGCCGCAATTGTTTCAGGAACGGCGGCAGAACCCGCAACGGCGGGCGCAGATAGCATTTTCGCCAAATTAGTAAAATCAGCAGATTGTTCGGCACGATACTTCTCACCCAGCGCCTTTTCCTGCTCCCTTGCTTGCTTCTGAAAGTATGCCCCGCCAAAGCCCTGTAGCAGCTTTGCCAGCCCTGCCGTTGCAGGTGTGCGCGCCTCTATGCCTTTATAGCTAAAACGCTCTATCGGAGCCTGTGACTGCGTTTGCAGCATCTCTGCCATGCGTTGCTGGTCAGCGATCTTTGCCAACTCAGCCTGGTATGGGCTAGGCAGGGTAAAGCTAAATAATTTGTTTGCTTCGGCCATTTGGAGCCTCTAGTAATTCGACGGCGTGAAGTTCTGTGAATTCGGATCGTATTGCGTAGATTTTTCTACGACCGGCGCTTTTCTAGGCTTGTCTTGCATCAGCATTTTCATTATGTCGCTACTCATCCCGCCCCCAGCTGATGGTCCAGCGCCCAGCGGGCCGCTATATTTGCGGTATGGCTGCGTCGGGTCTTGCAGGAGCGCAGCGAGCTGCACGCGCTTTTCGTCAGGGTTGAAATTAAACATTGAGTTCATGTGAGCGCCCTATGGTCAACCAAAAAAGTATTTGCCAGCCAACCCGCCAGCCGTTCCTAACGCCCCGTACAACCCAGCGTTTGCGGCATTGGCGTTTGCCGATTGGATACCGTAAGCATCCATAGCCGACTGGCCAGCCGCTTGGGCTCCGGCAAATATTGGCGCCGGTGCGATATTGGTCGGCTGGTAGCCCTGGAATTGCGGCATCTGAATCTGCGAGCCTGACATCAACCCGGTGATTTCATTTAGCGGCTGCTGGCGCAGGAATGACTGGCGCTGCAGCTCGGCCTGCTGGGCTGCGTTCTGCGCGCCCATCTGCGCACTTGCTTCATTAAATCCTTGCGTTCTGGCGCCGGTATCCAGACCAATGCCGGACAATGCCGCTTGCGACAGCATGTCGTTTTTTTGCTGATTAACGTCCCGCATCGCGTTGGAATAAGCCTCACCACCCGGCACGAGCCCTTGATTAGCCAGCCTCGTGCGAGTCTGCGCGTCCATGCGCTCGATCTGCGGTTGCAGACGCGCCATGATCGCTTCCTGCCCGGTCGTTCCAGCATTGACCGGCATCCTGGCCAGATTGGACGTATCAATACTGGTCTGCAATGCCGGGCTGTTTGGCGAGAACGGCGTAGCCAGAGCAGTTTGCGCGGTTCCAATGCCCTGCTCGCCCAGGTTAGCCAGCGACTTCTGCACTCGCTGTTGAGCCTGCAAAGCGGCTAGCGCGTCAGGCGTCAGCGTTTGCGTGATCGTCGGCTGGTCGTTTGTGCCAAAAGTAACCGTCTGGCCACCAAGTGGACCGCTGACGTTGGGATTGTTCAAGCGCCCTTGCAGGCGAGCCGTGGCCTCGTTGGCGGCGCCCTGCGCTGTCGCGGCGCCGGTATAGTCTGGCGGTGCTGGTGCAGCCGGTGCGGATTTACCCATGATTAATCCTTTTGCTATATCGTTGACCTAAAAACCGGCAGTCGTCGCGGCGCAGCGTGTAAAACACAATGTCGCCATGCGGGCGCCCTTCTTTAATCCGGCCTTCTTCCGTAAATCCCATGTTCGTCACCACTTTTGCGCTTTGTTCGTTATCAGATCCAACCGGAACTATGATCTTTTCTACTTGGCAAATGTTAAACGGATAATCAAAGATCGCCGCCAGGTAGGCCGGAGTCAGCTGCCCTTCGATAGCAAAATGGCACCAGATGGTCTTATGGTTCCAGTTCTCATACATGACCCCTGCAATAATCTCATCATCTCGCTTTAACCCTATTGCCGTTGCCCTGCCCTCAAAAAAGCCACCGTCTACACGTTTGGCAACCCAGTGCCCAACATCGGCACCGGACGCTATATTCCAGCCCATCCGGTCTGAAACACAATGTCCGTGGCTGCCCACTCAATCTGCAACCCGGCGCTGCTGCTTTTTAGCTGAATCCCGCCGCAATAGCCGATGCCAGTAATGCCCTGCCAATTGTTTGTGATCTGGAGCCCGGCGCCCCATAGACCTGTATCCCATACAGACGCGTCCCACAGCCCGACAGCGGTCGGAGAGAATGACAGGCTGGCGGTGGTGTCAGCGGTATTAAAATCGACGTTCATGCCGACAAAAACAGCAGGAACCCCATCGGTAAATATGCTCGGCCGAGCCCTAGTAAAATATTTCTTTACGCCGCGGCTCTCAAAGTAATTAAACGCCTGCAAAACGGTCGTTTGAATGTTTGCAGTGCCGTCGACATAACCGTTGTCCCACGCTTTGCCGACAACGCCGTTGCCACCGAAATACGGATCGTCGTTAAAAGTTTCCCAACAGTTCGCATTCCAGCCTGTGAAGTTGCACCAAGCCTTTGTAATGTTGTTCATCACATACTGCTGTTGCTGCCCTTCTGCAACCGGCACATTAATCCACAGCGCGTTATTTTTTGATGAATACAGTATTTCCCACCCAAAATTTGACCCGTAATTAACCGTCGCCGTGGTAATTGCACCTTGAATCTTATTGCTCAAAGCCACCCGCGGATCCAATCGGGAGCTCTGCAACGCAGATGCCAGCGGCAGCAGTCCGTCCAGAGTGATTATCAACAGGTCGCCGGAGTATTTCATCATGCAACGGCTGCCGACCGGGGAGCCCAGCTTCCAGACGCCGGCCAGTGCCCACGTGGCATCGCTCGACGGATCTGTGCCGCGCCAGACGATGACCTCACCGTTGCTGGTTACAAACACCAGGTTGTCGTCGGCGCCATAACCCGCATCCAGCGTCCAGGTGTCCAGATCAACTAGCGTGCCGCCGTATTTGGCTATTTGGCTCATGTCTAGAACCTGCGCTGCGCCGCCTACAGCACCAGTCGGCAGATACCATGCCTTGAGTGTGTCTTTCTGAATAAACCAGACGCGATTTTTAAACAGCGATATGTTGCTCAACGTCGTGGTGGTCACGCCGGTGATCGCAATTGTTGAAATGCCGGTAATGCTTGCCCATGTAGAATTATCGTAAAGCAGCGGAGCATCAACACCGTTCACGCAGTAAAGATAACTGCCCGCCGCGGTTGTGACGTTGATATGCTCCCACTTGGCATTTGTCAGGCCGGTCTTAACCGCAGCGCCAACAGCGCCTTGCGTTGTGGCGTCATAGATAGAGTTGCCAGCCCAAGCAAACAGTTTGTCAGCGGCTCCTGACGAGTAATTGACTAAAGTTTGCACTTGCCCGCTGATGCCCGTTGCCCAGTTCTCATAGCCGCCGCGCAAGACCAAATTGCTCACGCCGGGAAAATAGTTTGTCAGCTGGTAGGCGTCGATGGGCTCCATGTTTGCAATGGAATCCCGCGCATTCCAGCCGCCGACCGGCGCTGGGATAGATGCCACCCGCGCAGCAGTCTGCTGCACTAGCGCTCGGCTAGTTCGGGCCATACCCGCTGTCTGGTATGTTGTCGTAGCCGATCAGCACAGTGCCAGGCCGCGGCGCAAAACTCAGATTGGCAGAGGACATATCGAGCGCCATCGCCGCTTCAAGCTCATACATATAATTGCGATACATCGCCGTAGTGTCGAAGCCTTTGGCCTCAAAATACTTGAGCTTAGTCGACAAAACAATTAGCCGGTCAGGGTATATCGTCGTGTCGGTGTCAACCGTAAAGCTGGTCTTGGCCACGCCGGCCGCAGAATTAGCCCAGCCGTTGCTGCGGTATTCAAACCCTAAATACTCGGCCGCCGAGGTGCCCGGCCAGATTTGAAAGTATGAACCAAGCAGGCGCCAGCGGATCCGCGGGCCGGTCGAGATGTAACCCGACAACAGCCATTCCCACTGTTGAGCATCTTCAGGGCCAAGCATTTCCCAATGCTTTGACTTATCCCACATCGTGCGCGGCACAAGCGCCTCGTAATCGCTCGGCAGGTCATACTTCATTTTTTGGAAATAGGCTGCTGCGGACGTGCCGCCAGCGGCTGCAAAGTCCTGATTGACTGTAACCTGCGTCAAACTGTCTACAGACGCTATAAACGTGTTCTGGTTGATTCCAGAGCCTTGCACTTGATAGGTCGTGTCCAGCCCCGCGGTCGTCGGAATGCCGGTGATCGTGCGCGCCGCGGTCGTCCAGTTGCCGGTCGTGGTCAGATACTCGGTATAAAAAGCGTTTTGCTTGGTCATCGCACGCCAGTTGTGTCGGCGCAGCAGCTCGTATCCGGTCGCGTTCATTAGCGCAAGGATCTGGATAACGTCTTGATTCGTGTTGCCAGCGACCGAAACAGGCGTTGATACGCCTAATTCGTTCGTGACCTGCTGCACTAACTGAAGCATTGTGCTCGACATATTTACGCCTCTTTACGCGGCCTTCCGGGCTTGCGGGTTTCCATCAGCATCGCCATCTGGTCGCGTAGCTCATTAAGCTCGCGCCGCGTGGTTTCCAGCTCGGTAGTGTTCGCGGATTGGTTTTTTCTCGCCAGATAAGCGCGTGCTCTGTCTCTCAATCCAGCCCCGCCCATGCCGATGCGTTGCAGCTGGCTGTCGGACGCCGTTGCTACCTGCTCAACGGTTTGAAATTTAAGGATCTGGAGTTCGGCCATCTGATGCTGGTTGAAGCCCTCGTCATCGTCCGTGTTCCATTGCTCTAGCAGTGTGCCAATAACCGGACCGTCGCCGCTTTGC